CAACTATCCTTGGCGCAGCCCTTGCCGCTACCGGTATTGGCGCACCTCTTGCTGCTGGTATAGTTGGTCTGGGTCAGACCGCGCTCACTGGCGACATCTCCAAGGGTCTCATGGCTGGCCTCGGCGCGTTCGGTGGCGGCTCACTTGCTGGTGCTGCTGGGCTTGGTGGGGCAATCTCCAACAACGCCTTCGGCGCGCTGAGCAGTAAAGCAGGGATACTGGGCGCAAACATGGGTGCCGGTGCTGCGACTGTTCCCGGAGTAGCCAACATTGTTGCTGGGGGTTCTGCCCCCCTTAGTGCTGCTAACGTCGCTGGTGGTGCTGGTTCCCTTGGCGCTGCTACAGCCCCTGCTGCGCAGGCTACACTTTCCGGTGCTACCCAAGCCATTCCGGGCGCTATAAGTGCTGGCGCTGCTCCTGCTGGTATCGGTGCTGTCAGTGGCGGTCTCGGCGCGGCTACTCAAGCTGCCGCCCCCGCTGCACTTTCCGGTGCCACTCAAGCCGTTACGAGCGCTGTTGCGCCTGCGGCTAAAACAGGCTTTCTCCCCAAGTTCGGCGCTACGGCCAAGCAGGGTCTTGGTAAGGGTATGGCCGCTAAATACGCTCCCTATGCTGCGGGTTATGGTCTGCTTAGCGCAGCCAACGAAGCGTCCATGCCTACGGTTAAGATGCCGAAAGACGAGGACAAGTGGGACTATAAGGGTCCGTACCTGCCCCAGCCGCGCAAGGTGCGGTTCCAGACTCCGGAGCAGATGCGCGAATCTGGCGGTGCTGAGTTCAGCTACTTCGAGGATGCCAACCCGTATCCGGGCTTTATGCCGGCTCCCGGTATGGCAGAGGGTGGTCTTGCGGCTCTCCCCGCTGCGGGTGACTTCCAAGCGTCTGTAGACTTTTTCAACCAGAACCCCGGCGCAATCACGGCGTCGATGTATCCCACTCGGACACCTGCGCCAGCTCAAGCCGCGCAGGCTCCTGCCGCTTCCGGTCAAGGTGAGCAGAAGTTCACCTTTGCGCCGCCCACCGAACAGGTGCCGAATTTCTCTAGCGGTCAGGATTATTTCTTCGGAGGTATGCCCTCTGATATGTCGGAGCGTCTTCGGCGCGCGTTTGGCTCTAGCCGTGACAGCGATTACAACATATACGCCAGAGGCGGTGAAGTGGATATGGAGGATGGCTCCTTTGTTGTTGACGCTCGCACAGTATCTGAACTCGGCAATGGCAGCAGCAATGCTGGTATTGAGCATCTGGCTCGCATGGGTGGTCGTCCTGTTCGTGGTAATGGTGATGGGGTTAGTGATTCTGTGCCAGCACGTATCGGAGGCCGCCAAGAAGCTCGGGTGGCGCGCGACGAGGTAATCTTCTCGCCGGAGGCGGTCAGCCGCCTCGGCTCTGGTAGCCACAGCAAGGGTACCAAGAAGCTCTACGCCCTTATGGGTAAGGCCCATAACGCTCGCAAGAAAGCGGGTCGGGGTCAGGACACCAAGGTCGCCAAGGGTCTGGGAGCTCTGAGGTGATTATCTCTCTTGTGCCTCCGGATCACGTAATGAACGTGTGGCCTGCCGTTGCGGGTTACGTGGAGAACGCGCTTGAGTATACCGATGGTCGGTACGAGCTTGATGACGTGCTCGCCATGGTTGAAGGCGGCGGGTTCCTACTCTGGATAGCCTTTGACGACGAGTCCATCAAAGGCTGCGTAATTACTCAGATCATGGATTACCCCCGCAAGCGTTTCCTCGGTTGCCCCTTCGTTACGGGCGACAACTTCGCATCATGGAAGCAGCCCATGTTCGAGACCCTTCAGCGCTATGCGCGCGACACCGACTGCGTCGGCCTTGAGGCTACTGCGCGTCTCGGTTGGGCACGTGTGTTTAAGGATGACGGCTACGAAGCTATGTGGCAAACCTTTCAGCTGCCAGCGGCGGGAGTAACTCATGGGTAAGACGACACCTCCTCCGCAGGCCCAGCAGGTCACCACGACGAGCAGCAATATACCAGAATACGCACGTCCGTATTTTGAAAACGTCACCAACCGGGCGATGGCGGAGTCGTATCAGCCGTACACTCCGTACCAAGCTCCTCGTATTGCTGGCTTCACCCCGGCGCAGGAGCAGGTTCAGCAGAACATCCTCGGCTTGAGCACCCCAAACCAGTTCGGTGCTGGTTCCGCTCTGGCGTATCAGGCGGGTCTTGGCGCGCTAGGGCAGCAATACGATCCCAGCCAGTTCAACGCGCAGCAGGTGGGGGCACCCAATCTTCAGCAGTTCCAGATGGGTCCTGCTATGGGTGTGAGAGCGCAGCAGTACGATACGCCACAGATGGGCGCTGCGCGGACAGACTTTCAGCCTAACTTGCAAGCGTTCCAGATGGGACCTGCTCGTGAGGTAAGCTCTCAGCAGGTTAGTGCTCCTGAGATGCAGGGGGCGCAGACTGGTTATCGCCCCGACCTACAGGCGTTCCAGTTTGACCCTACCCAACAGGTGTCAGCGCAGCAGGTAAGTGCCTCTGACATGCAGGGGGCGCAGACTGGTTTCGGCCAGCAGCCGCTGGAACAGTTCCGTATGGCTGGACCGCAGATGTTTGGGTCTGAGCAGGCCCAGCAGTATATGTCGCCGTTTATCCAGCAGGCGCTGGAGCCGCAGCGGCGCGAAGCTATTACTAATGCGCGGCGCGCACAGGTGGCTCAGGACCTTGGGTCTGCCCGTCAGGGCACTTACGGTGGTAGTCGTCAGGCACTTGCTTCCTTGGAGCGCGAGCGCAACCTCGGTCAGCAGCTTGGTGATATCGAAGCGCGCGGCATGGAAGCGGCGTTTGGTCAGGCGCAACAGCAGTTTGAGCGTGACCGCGCAGCGGGAATGACGACGGGTCAGCAGAACTTGCAGGCTGCACTTCAACAGCAGCAGCTGGGCACCCAGACGGGTTTGCAGGCGGCTCTTGCTAACCTGTCCAATGAGCAGCAGGCGCGAGTCAATAACCAAGCCCAGCAGTTCCAAGCGCAGGGGATGAACGCCGAGCAGGCGATGCGCGCTTCGCTTGCTAACCAAGGTGTGGATGTTACCCGCGCGCAGGCCAACTTGCAGTCGCGTATGCAGACGCAGGAGCTTGGTGCTCAGCAAGGATTGCAGGCCGCTCTCGCTAACCTCTCGAACGAGCAGCAGGCGCGGGTCAACAATCAAGCACAGCAGTTCCAAGCTCAGGGGATGAACGCCGAACAGGCTATGCGCGCTTCGCTTGCCAATCAGGGCGTGGACGTCACTCGGGCGCAGGCCGACCAGCAGGCGGCGCTTCAAACGCAGCAGCTGGGGACTCAGACTGGCCTTCAGGCAGCGCTGGCAAACCTCTCGTCGGAACAGCAGTCAAACGTCCAGAACTTGGCGGCACAGCTTCAGACGCAGGGGATGAACTCTGAACAGGCAATGCGCGCTGCGCTTGCTAACCAGCAGGCTGGGCTCACTGTTGGGCAAGCCAACCTACAGGCTCTTCTGGGTACGCAGCAGCTGGGGGCTCAAACCGGTCTTCAGGCGGCGCTGGCTAACCAGCAGCAGAACCTCGAAGCGCAGCGGCTCGGAGAGCAGTCGCGCCAGTTTGGCGCGGGCCAAAGGTTGTCTGGCTTGCAGACCGCAGGCCAGATGGGTCAGACGCTGGGTAACCTCGGTCAGTATCAACAGCAGGCTAATCTCCAGCGACTTGGAGCGCAGGGTGCGACAGCGGCTGAACAACGTGGCCTCCAGCAGCAGTACCTCGACCAAAGCTATGCGGACTTCCTGCGCCAGCGCGACTACCAGATGGAGCGACTGGGTCAGTTCAGCAACATCCTGCGCGGCTTGCCGGTGGGTCTCAGCTCGACTCAAACGAGCTACGCAACGCCGCCGTCGTTCGCTTCACAGGCTATTGGTCTTGGTGGGGGTCTGGGCTCACTCGCTCTTTCCAGAACACTTGGTGGCCCGTAAGGAGGATTAGATGCCTAAACCGTTCAGCCTCCAAGCCCCGGAAGATATCGCTAAGGAATATGGCGGTAACAAGCAGAAGATCGCGCAGGCGATGCAGACCGGGCTTGTCGACCCCACTGCGGGTACCCTTGCGGGTATGTTTATCGACCGTATGCGCAGCGCGCAGATGCAGGAAGGCGCTCAGCAGCCGTCCGTAGCGCAGCAGGTATTCGCCCCTCCAGCTCCGCCTGCTCCGCCTATGGGTGGTATGGGTCCGCCTCCCGGTGCTCCGCCTATGGGCGGTATGCCACCTGCGCCTCCGATGGGTGCTCCGCCTATGGGTGCCCCTCAGATGGGTATGGCTGATGGCGGCTTGGCTATGCTCCCTGTTCCGGATAACATGTTCGATGAGCCCATGGACGGCGAGTACGCCGGCGGCGGCATCGTGGCTTTTTCTGCGGGTACTCCGGGTACAGTGAAGGCGGCTGACGCAGGTCTGACGTCCACACCCGACTACTCCGTCTTGCAGCAGATGCTGGCTGACTACGGCGATGAAGCTAAAGGCCGAGAGCAGTACGAAGCGCTGTATAAACCCAAGCGCGAAGCTGCCGAGCGCGCCAATCGCTTCTTTGAAGGTGCACTTTCTGAGGAAGGCCTGAAAAAGCGCCGCAACGAGAATAAGTACCTTGCACTTGCAAAGGGGTTCTTCACCATGGCGGGCACTCCGGGTGGCCTGCTTCAGTCAGCAAGCGCGGGTGCAAAGGCTGCACTACCGGACCTTCAGGAGTCGAGCAAGGAGCTCCGCGCCGAACAGCGTGACGCACTCAAGCAGCTGGCTGCTGACGAAGGCGCGACCAACGCCGAACAGCGCGAGTTCGCCAAGTACATGATGGGTCGCAAGGATAAGCGGGCGGACCTCGCACAGAATCTGGCACAGTTCACCAGCGCGGATGCACGAACCAAAGCCGAAATCGCAGCGCGCACAGCTACCAGCAAAGCCGAGATCGACGCGCAGAAATATATTGCCAGTATAAAGCAGCCGAACGAAAGCTTCGATGAAACTGCGCTTCGTATCTTGATGATGGACCCCAAGAAGCCCGGTGTGGCGGCGGCACAGGCAGCGGTAACGAAAATTTTCGAGATGAAAAAACCCCCCAGCTTCATGCCGGGGTTTGAAGGGAAAGATGGTGGAGCAGGGAAAACGGCGGTCACAGTTCCTTGGAACCCAACGTAATAAGGTAGGCTATAATGCCCCTGTATCGCATCACAGCCCCGAACGGCGTAACCTACGAAACCGAAGGGCCAGAAGGCGCTACTCCGGAGCAGGTTAAGGCGGTTATTCTCCGGGCCCATCCTGAAGCGGGCACGCCGAAACAGGAAGAAAACCTACTGGAGCAAGTGCCTCTGGTGGGTAAAACTTTGGCCGGCGCTGCTGATATTCCGCTAAGTGCAATCCAAGGACTGGCTGGCACGAGCAAGACTTTTGCCGACCTGTTCGGTGCGGATAATGCAGCCTCCGATTTCCTTGGTGACGTCACTCGCTTGGCTGGCGAACTAAAATCCTCTGGTGCGCGTGAAGACGCAGCGACAGCGGCGGCCATCCAGAAGGAAGCGGAAGACAAGGGTATCTGGGAGCAGGTTAAGGCTGCCGCCAAGTCGTTCGCTCTCTCACCGATTGAAACCACGGCCAGTGTCGTGGGTTCTGCCGTCCCGTTCGCTCTCGCTGCCATGACTGGTGGTGGTCTCCCCGCAGCTGCCGCGCTTGGTGCTGCGTCTGGCGTGGGTATGATTAAGGGCGACATCTACGATGCCGTCGTAGAAGAATTTACCAAGGCCGGAGTGCCACCGGAGCAGGCCGCTGCCGCTGCCGAAAAAGCTCAAGAATACGGCGGCGAGAACACGGATATGATGGCGCTGGGTGGCGCGCTGGGTGCCCTCGCTGCCGCCACTGGTCTTGCTCCTGCTGTCGCAAATCGCCTTGGCGCACGCGCCGCTGCAAAGGCTACCTCGCAGGCTGCTGCAAGGCAGGCGGCGGGTAAAGCTGCCCCCGGTGCTATTCGTAGCGCCCTAACTGGTGCCGGTGCTGAAGCGCTTCCCGAAGGTGCGCAGGCAGGTCAAGAACGCTACGCTCAGAACTTGGCGCTCCAGCGGGAAGGCTTTGATGTCGACCCCATGAAGGGTGTCGCGGGTCAGGCGGCGTTTGAAGCTATTGCGTCCCTCATCCCCGGCGCTGGCGGTAAGGTCTACGAAACTGGACCCGAGCGCCGTAGTGCGGACCTGAAGGCTAAGTTGCAAGCGGGTGCGCAGCAGCTCAACACTACTATCCTGTCCCCCGATGCCACTCCGGAAGAAAAGGACGCAGCTGTTGTTGCGCGTGCTAAGGAGCTCGAAGACTTTGCATTCGACGAGAAAACCGCTCTCGAACTTGCCACCGAAGAACGCCGTAGAGCAGAAGCTGCCAAGGACGCGAAAACCACGCCCGAAGCCAAAGCGGCTGCCACTACGCCGGTAGATGAAATTCCAGAGCCGGTTGTCCGGGGGAAAAAAGGTGCCAAAAAAGCGCAGGAAACGCAGGAAGCGGGACTGGATGGAGGAGCAGGTGGACCTGACGTGGCTGTCGCTGGAGCAGCTGGGCCAAGCGTTCCAGATATTGGTGTTACCCCGCCCGCCGGAGAAAATGCCCAAACCGTTTCACAAGCTGAACCCGGCGGAGTGGCTGGCGTTGGAGAGCCTGTTGGTGGTGCTACTGGAGCAGAAGCAGGTGCAGACGGTACACTGACGCCTCCTACTGGCGCTCCCAGTTACGTCGTAGACAATGCTCGCGCCACGGTTGATGTTTTGCGCCAGCGAAACCCGGCTGTCCTCGATACCATCACCGACCTTCACGCCCAAGATAAGACTGCTGCCGAGATTGCAACGGCCACAAAGCTCGACGTGGACACCGTCCGAGATGTTCGCATCGGCCTTGGCTTACCTTCGCAGGGTAAGCCATCAGGTGGGAAAATGATATATATCCCCGGTGATGCTGAAGAGCGCGCGGTGTTTGAAGCGTGGCGGGATAATTATAACTCTGGGAAAATGGCCGCAACGGTTTCAACTCCCGCACCTACCACGGAGACCCCCAGTGCCGTCGAAGAAGGAATTGCGCCTGAAGCCGCGCAAGAAGAACCCGTTGCGACTGCCACCGAAGGGCAAGGTGCGCCTGCCCCGGCAGCTGAAGTCGAAGTAACGTCAGAGACAGCCACCCTTCAGAAGTTTGTGGACGAGAACAACCCCGGCTATGAAGTGCGCTTCAACCCGGAACTGAAAACGCGGCCTTGGTCTATCGGTGTACCCGGAGGCAAACTTGTGGCGCGCTCCACCAGCGCGTCGGGTCTGCGCAAAGCCGTGATGAAGCAGCCGAAAGTCGGCCCGCGCGAGACGGTCGACGGCGTTGAGGTCGTGCGTTACCCGGCAGTGAAGCCCAAAGCCGTTACGACCCCGGACAAGATTTTCTCCCGTGATGCTGTCGACCCCGAGGACATCGCTGGGAAGCTGAACGAAGCGCAGCAGGAGCAAGTCGACCTGCTGGTCAACGAAATCGACACCGCCCGTAAGGCGCGGGATATCAATGACGCCGAGCGTACCGAGCTTGTGCGTATGCTGGAAGATACACGGGAAGTTGCCTCCACGGCGACTAACCGCCCCGAGGTCACGACTGGGCGTAACAAAGATTTTGTCTGGAGCGTTATCAACTTTACGCAAGGTAAGGTTGACGCTTTGCGAAAGGCAGGCCGCCGCCTGCGTGGGGAGCAGGATACCCTCGAAAAGAAATATAACCGCCAGCTGTTCGAGACCAAGAATACAGAGCTGTCCGACGAAGAGTACGGGCTGAAGGTTCAGATCAAGCAGAACGCCACCGAGATGAAAAAGCAGGCGGGTATTCTGTTGGATCAGAGGCGCGTTATTTACGACCGTGCCCGTAAGCGTATGGCTGAGATGAAGGCCGACCGTACTAAGAAGCTGAATGCGCTTCGTGCGGACTTCAAAGGTGGGCGTATCACTGAGCAGAAGTATCGCGCGCTGATGGGTCAGCTGCGTCCGGATATGATTATGTACCGTAAGGGTAGGGGGGCACCCAACGGCATTTCGCTGGAAGAGATGAACACGGTGGTGCGCGCCATCACCAGCCGCTGGAAAGCCAACGTCAACGTCAAGATGGTGCAGTCGGTCAATGACTTGCCGCCGGCCATTCGTTCTCAGCTGGAGCAGGACGACCGCCTCGACGCCTTTGGCTTCCTGCAAGGGGACGATGTCTATCTCATTGCCGACAACATGAACTCGGTTGAAGACGTTGCTCCTACGCTGTTCCACGAAGTGCTCGGTCACGTCGGTCTACGGCGTGCGTTCCGTGAGGGGCTCGACGATGTCCTGACCGATATCTACAACACGAACCAGCAGGTGCGGGAAGCCACTGACCGGTGGATGGCAGAAAACGAAGGTCTGTACTCGGGTGACGAAGACCCGCTGGCCCGCGCCGTAGAAGAAGTGCTTGCTGAAGCGTCAGAGGGCGGCCCGATAGCTGCGGGTAAGATTGATCGTCTCGTCCGCTTCTTGAGGAACGCCATCCGGCAAATCTTCGGCACCGATCTCGCCATCTCAGACCGCGAAGTTCGGGTTATCCTTGCTATGGCGCACGAGCAAGCACTGAGCGGTGACAGCAACGCTGTGGGTAGCGACTCCATTGTCTACGCAAGTAATCAGGAGACGCAGGAGGAAAAGAAAGCCGCCGTAAAGGTGCTGACCGAGGAGGAAGAGGTTCAGCGCGCCCAAGAGAAGGTGGCTACCACTGCGGATCAGATCGACACGAAAAACTTCAACAGCGTCAGCGCCGCCATTACGAAGGGGTTGAAGCTCAAAGAGGCTAAATACTGGTTGGGCCTGCTTAGACCGAAAACCTTTGCATCCCGGTTTGTTGCACTGGGCGGTTTGAACGCGCTCGATACTAACGATATGATCGAGTACGCGGCGACGTTGCTGGGCAACGACCACCCTGCGGTTACGGGCCTACAAGCAGCTCTGGATGCGGTCGACCGACTGAACGGCACGCGCGTTGCCATGCGCAATAAGTTGAAGGTCACGGTGGAAGACCTGCGAGATTATATTCAGCTGACGGGTGGCGTTTCGTCTTACAAAAATACCCACCCCCTGACTTTTGCTATCGACCTTGCGAACATCTACAACGTCAACATGGGGGCAATTAAACCCGGCATGTCGATGGAGGACGTCTTCAAGACCGATGGTGTGTGGCAGAGGTACACGGAGCTGCTGAAAGACCCCAACTTGGAGGCCAAAGAGCGCAAGGATTTCGAAGCAAAGCTCAGCAAACGTGTGGTCGAGCTGAAGGCTGGTATCGAAGCATGGGCTGCGCTGGGTAAGCTCGAAGGCGGCCATCAAATGTACATCCGTATCCGCAACATGCACGCAAATATGTACCGGTCGCGCCGCCTCCTGATGCTCAAGTATCTGGAAGACCTGAAAGACTCTGGCGTGTCAGAGGCAACCATCGCTCGCCTGATGATCAGCTTCAAAGAGCAAGAAGAGAAGGTCAACGACCGCATTACCATCCCCGGATCAGATGACGCTCACACGGACTACCCAGAGGTTCCTCTGGGTATGTTTCACCGGGAATATTTTCCGAAGCGCCGTTTCGGTGACTACTGGCTGCGTACCAAGAAAAGCAAGTTTGGAGAGGCCATCTTGCGGTTCTACAACTCACCGGCTGAACGTGATGCCGACCTTGAAGCAACGGCCAAAGAGCTGGGTCAAGATAAAGAAAACAAAGACTATTTCGACTACGGCGACGACGCGACTAACCAGCTTACTGACTTTGATGTGTTCAATAACAACACGGCGTTCCAGCGGGCGCTGGACAGCATCGCGCGTATTGATCCGGAGAACTTCACTGAGCAGACCAAGAAGCGCCTGCAATCGGACGTGTATCAGCTGTACCTGCTGTCCAGCCCGGAAGGGTCGCTCCGCAAGCAGTTTATCAAATCCAAGAACCGCCTTGGCTGGAGCAGCGACATTGTCCGCACTGTGGCGGAAACCGCTGAAGAGTACGCTACCGACATCGCTCGTCTGCGTCACCGCAACGAGATCGACACCGCTCTGCGGGGGGTGAAGAAGCTCTACGATCCAGAGACCGCAGGTGCAGACCCAAACTCGAAGCGAGTCATGATCCGTGAGTTTGTCACCAACATGGAGCAGCGTATCGCTGGTAACGAGCAGCCGGTTACCAAGAGCTGGGCAAACCGTATCGTGCCGTGGGCAAACCAGCTAGCCTATATCTCGTTCCTGACATCCGCCGCCACGGCCATGGTGCAGGTGACCGCTATCCCGATGCGTGTAGCTCCGTACCTCTGGGCTCGCTACGGTATGGTCAACACCACCAAAGCGCTAGCGCGCTATATGAACGTCTTTAATGCGATGCCTAAGCTGGAGAGCCGCAAAAGCGGTATCCGTAAGACTTTCCGTATCGCTACTTTGCGAGAGTCAAACATCGTCAAGAACAGCCCCCGGCACCGGGACGCCTTGGAGCGCGCCGAGAAAGAGTATGGGATCATCGCTCCCATGTCGACCTTTAGCTTGCGTGGGGAGCGCACTCCGGCCACCGCAGTGGGGGGTAAGCTGTCGCGGGGTTCGGACGCATTTTATGACGGCATGACCTACATGCTGGACACCACCGACCAGCTGACCAAAGAAGCTTCGTTCATGGCGGCGTACGACTTGGAGTACGACCGGTTGGCTAACGAAAAGGACCTGACGCCTGAGAAACGGCAGACCCGCGCTATTCTCCGGGCCAAGAAGGCCATTGCCGACACAGTGGGTAACTTCAACAGCATCTACCGCCCACCCATCATGAAGGGTAGCGAACTCGCTAAGGCGTTGTTCCTCTTTAAGTACTACTCCGTTATCACCACGGCGTTCTTCTTCCGTGCTACCCGTGCAATCGCCCGTGGTATCGCTGCCGGAAACAGCCCCGACAAGAAGCAGCAGCGCGAAGACGCCGTCATGTACACTAAGGAGCTCACCGGCACTTTGGGCGCGGGGTTTGTGTTTGGCGGTCTGGTAGGTACGCCCCTGTACAGCATCGGCATGCTGGCTCTTCAAGCTTTGCAGGACGCCACGGACGATGATGAAGACCGCCGGGAGCGTATGCGGCAGAACCCCATGACTGCGGACAGCGTGGAAGCTCAGTTCCGGTACGAGTGGCTGCCAAAGCATTTTGGTTCGCCTACAGTTACTGGCGCAGACGGAAGGCAGCATTCGCTCGCGGATATCGCGTTGAACGGTCCAGCGTCGGAGCTAAGTGGGTGGAACGTCGGTTCTCGTGTCTCTCTGGACCTGATGGGCCTTTGGTTCCGCGCCCCCCGCGATGCCGATACGTGGGCTGGCACAGTGAACAACATGCTGGTCGAAAACATCCCCGGTGCGTCGGCGTCCCTGAACATGGTTGCCATGGGTGAGGAGTTTTCCAAGGGTAACGTCATAGACGCCCTGAAAGTGGGCCTGCCCGCGCAGTTCAAGTCCGCCGTGAAGGCGTATGATTTCGCTACCGAAGGTGTTCGCACCAAGACGGAGAAGATTAAGCTCCCGGCGGAGGATATCACGAACAGCGACATTGTCGGCACGGCGCTTGGGTATAACCCAACGGAAGTGGCCAAGGTCCAGCGGCGGGGTCGCGACTTCAACAATCGCGTTAAAGAGCTGGGTGAAGCAAAGAGCGAACTGCTCGGTGCGTACAAAAGTGCCTTGCGGCGTATCCGTAACGGCGATGCCGACGGCTATGAGCTGGCCAACAAAGCTGCGGACGACATCCGGAAGTTCAACAGCAAGATCGGCAACAAGTACTTTGCTATCACGATGGAGAACATCGTCAACTCGGCGCGCGGATCACTCTCGGAAGAGAAGTACGACGTCGAAGGCATGGGGCTCAACGAGGTCGAGTCCTACTACGTCCGGAAAGCGATGGGGGACCAATAAAAAACCCCGCTGGTAAAGTCGGCGAAACCTTACCAGCGGGGAATCAACGGAAGGAGCAAACTTCCGCTGACGGTCATACGCGAACGCGCCAGACCCGTAAACCTCTTACATTATCCTCGATGGTGACTTTGAACAGCACCTTTAGCCGCAGCCGGTTGGTCACGGTCAGCACCTGCTCCTTCGCCCTGCGGGGGTCCAAGCACGGTAGGAATATGGACGTCCCGCGCTTGAACTTCCGCCAGTTCACTTCGTAGGCGACACCCTCAACTTTCATCCTCGCTCTCCGCCTCGACCACCTCGTCCATATCGACGAAGTCACCGACGCTGGTGTCGAACTCCATGGCGTAGATAGATGGCGCGGTTAGCTCCGTACCCTTGGACATGCGCTTATTGCATGGGTCCATATACGCACCGCGCTTCTTCATATCCTCCGTGAAGCCCTTAAAGTTGACCTGCATACGGATGCAGTCTTCCCGGAAGTGCTTATAGTTAAGGTACAACCGCTTCGTATCGGGCTCGTAGCGTATCAGCAGTTCGCCCTTCGGTAGCTGCTTGGGCAGCGAGAGCATGTTTGACCGCTTGTCTGCGTTACCGTTGACGACCAGCATGTTGTGTATATGCCGGTTCAGGTAGTCGCCCAACACCGCAGCTGAAGCCTCGACTGGGGCTGCAACGTCCTTGCGGGTCTCTTCAATGATCTGAGTGGCCCACGCATAGATGCGCTTCATGTCCCAGTCGATGATGCCCAGCCGGTAGGCGATGATACCCCCGGTGATGTTGGCGGCGACTTCGGCAGACCAGAACCGCTCACGCTGCGTCAGCTTGAGTTCCCGGTCAATCTTCAGCTGCACAGTGCGCAGGGTGTCCTTGACCATCTCCAGATTGTTCACCACCCACTGCATGTAGATGATACCGGCGTGACCGTAGTGGTTCATAAGCTGGTGATCGAACATGTTCTTGGCCAGTTCCGTGGGCAGCGCATCGCTGTAGCCAATCTTGTACTCCAGCAGGCGCATCTTTTCGCCGTCCGGGTTGTCCTTCTTCTCGTGCAGCTTCTCGTAGAAGGACGCGTTAGACGAACACAAGCTGATGGTCTGCCATGTGGTGACGTTCAACCTAAGCTCGTTACCAGAGGACTTCATGCGGTTCTTACCGCGCCCTTGGCTCATGTTGTACGTCATCTCGGAGAACTGCGTCGACTGCATGTTCGTGATTTCGTCCACCGTAAACGGCAGGTTGTTCATGATGCCGAGGTGCATCGTCTTGGCGTTGGCAGTATCCTCCTTGATCGCACATAGGTTCTTCGGGTGACCCCAGACGCTGTTGCACATGTGGAGGATGGTGGTCTTGCCGGTACCCGAATTGGGGTGAATGACGTTCAGGATAGCGCCGCTCTGCCCCGTGAACTTGAACAGGGGGGCACCGAACGCAGTCAACGCCGCAAACGCATGCGGCTCCAGCCCCGGACGGCCATAGAGGTTGAACACCTCTTGCCACTTCTCGTAGCTGCCTACCGTCACAAGGTGCTCAACTAGCCCCGCCGTCGTCGAAGACGGAGGACTATGGTATATGCCATCGACCGTAATCTCACGGTCGCCAACGATAAACTTGCTGTCGTTGTCAGCCCATCCAAATTGCATTCTCATACGTTCCGCCTTTTTCTCGTATTGCATCTCTTTGACCGACCGGGTGACGAACGTCGCCAGCGCAGGGAACTCCTTGGTGGTTGACGCTACGCCGTTAAACGCAAGCTTTTTGCGTAGCTCTGTCGAGTCCCCGCAAGCCACAGCGTATGGTAACACGAACTCACGTATGCCTTCTTTGGGCAAATGCAACCGTATCAGGACCACATCGCCGTCCTTCGGGTCGGTCATAATCTTCACGGCATACAGGTCGTGCTCATAGACAAGGACCGGTTCGGTCTCCTCCTTGTCAGAGAGTAGGTAGATACCCCCCTTCTTCCCACGCACGTAGGGGTAAGGAAACTTGGGTATACGGATTTCTTCCGGAACGTCCTCGGTTTCGGGTATGACGTAGTTACCGTCCTCCGTCTCAGACTCAGCGACCTCCTTGCCCAAGACGATAGGGTTCTTAATCCTACCTAGATATGGGCAGCCGTAGCAGCCACCGGGGTTGTTGCGTTCAAACGTAGCGCAGTTGTGCGGGCCGCTGATATGCTTGGTCTTGTCCAGCGTCCTGACCGGGTCGTAGTCAGGGTGCCCCACGGATATCTTCTGGATGGCCGAGCTACGATCTACGCAGAACTTGGCCACCGATAAGGCGTCGAACCAGCGCACCTCGGAGAGAGACTCCCGATCCTTGTACGCGGCTACCAACTGCTGACAGCCGTCACCCTTCAGGCTGCGCCGCATAATTTTGGCGAAGCTGAACGTGGTGTTTTCTTGCAGCTTCTCCCGCAGGTTGCTCCTACGTTCTTTTGGAATATCGAAGACTTGGAGTTCTGAAACACCTAGGGTGTTCCGAAACACATCGAAATCTGTTGCGCCGGCATCAGCGATGACGGTGACTTCCTTCGCTGGGTCGTCCTTGAAGTTGAAAGTGCCGGGTACGCGCAGGATACGCGCGACCTCGAACACCGAGGGGTCGACATAAAAGTTATGCGTTACGCATAGGCTGTTAAGCCTTGCAGCTACGGGCTCCCACTCCTGCCGTGTGATGTCACGGGTAAGGGGCCAGTAGGCGTGGATACCGCGTCCTGAGTTAACAAGCAGCGGACGAGGAAGTCCGACCAGTTTGCAAAAACCACGAAGTGCCGCCAACCCGGCGGCTTGGTCAATATACCCTTCGGGTCTGCCGGTCTTCTCGTTGACTTCAGCCTTGCTAGGGCCGCAGTCGATATCCACCCAGAACGAGCGTAGAGCTTTGACGTTGTCCTTCAGGCGGTTCTCGTTGGTGGCATACTTGGCCACCCCGAAAAACACGTTCCGTTTCTGCGAAACGAATTTGGCCGCCTGTGCGTCTACCTCTTCTCTCGTAGCTACAAAGACCTGCCGTACGTCACGCGAACCTTTTATGCCGAGAACCGCGAACCAGCCATCGGCTGGCTGCACCGTACTCAAAAGGTCTACATTTTGCATTGCAAAGTCCACTGATGCGGGCAAGCCCGCCAGTTGATACGTCCACCGAAGCTCAGTCGCCGGTCTTCAGGTCCAGCCTCATCCACAGCAGAATAGCTTCCCTGCGGTGTGGGTGAGGATGCGTAAGTCCCGTGAACCAGCTGTAGATAGTCTGACGAGAGACCTTCAGGGTGCGCGCAACATCCACGATAGGGATATTACGTTCTACGCACTTGCGCCCAAGCTGGACGCCCAGAAGGCTCTCGTCAGCATTCCTGACAGCTTCGGCTACCTTGATACTGTAGCCGTACATCGCTTAGTCCTCGTCGCCCCAGTCGTCGATGAGCGAAGCCAGCTTGCTGTCCTCAACCGGCTTAGGTGCAGCGGTTTCAGACTTCGGGTTGGCGCGCTTGACCGGTGCCGGCTCTTCCTCGATCTCCGCTTCTTCCACGACAGCGGCCTTCGGCGCAACTTCAGCGGCCCTTGCCGGCTTCACTGCCGCACCTTCCGTGTCGGACACGGTCAGCTGCGTATACCGCTTGGTCTCGGGGTCGCTGTACACGGTATCGACAAGGTCTTCCTCTTCCGGGGTCAGGAAGCGCACTTCGCGGAAGTTCAGCGTCAGCGTATCGGCATCAAGGTCATACGCCACGCGCGTCACCAAGGTATCCGGGGCTTCGCCGTTGGACTTCAGGTACTTGCAATACGACTCGAACGGGTAGGTCGGCCCGCTGCTCTTACCGAACAAGGACTTGGACGCGATGCTCAGCTGATAGACTTCGCCCGAGGGGTCACCTTCGGCCAGCACAGCAAGACGGCGCTTGAAGCGGCAAGCCTTACCCTTACCACGGGTGCCTGAACCGTCGACGTTCATCGGACAAGAAGCGCAGCTGGAAGCCTGCCGGTTGGAAGCCTTGGCGTCCGGGGTCTTGCCGTCGTTTGACCAGCAATCGGGGAGCGTAGGCGTACCTTCCGGGTCGTAGGCGGCTGCATAAAACTCGCGCGACACATCGGGAAGCATATCGACGATGATGACGTCGATCTGGTGGGGGATAGCCTTACCAATCTGCTCACCGCCCACGATACGCTTAAAGGTACCGTTGGTGTTGGTGGCAACACGGCGCAGGCTGCCGCCAGTGGCGATCTTATCTGCCAGCCGCGAAGCACGGCGCTCCGAACGTGCGGGCAGATTGTTTTTAAGGGTAATCAATTCGGTCATGTCATTCCTCACTTGTTAGAGGGTTTACGGACGGTGATGGCGTACTTCCGGTCTTCCTGCAAACCAACGGGGTGCAGGTTAGGGTTTTCGTCAAGGAACTGCCGCATGTTCGCGATGTGGATACGCTGCTCCAGTAAGAACGGTGCGTCCTGCTCCTTGATGAATTTGTACATGGACTCCCAGTCGGTTGTCCAAAACCGCGACTTAATCCGTCGCGTGACGGTGCCTTCCACAGTGCGAAGGCTGTCGACATTCTGGTCGTTGCAGAGCTTGAGCAAGCGTTCGCTTACCATCTCCAGCTTGTCTTTCAGGTCACTGATAACCTGCTTATGTTCCTCCTCTTTTTCGTCAATCGCTGTACGGATGCGACGGTAAACCGACACCAGCTTGTCAGCTGGGATATCCTCGTCCATGGTTTGCTCCTTGTGGTTGGGTAACCCGTATACCGCTTACACTATACAGTGTCAACAATCTACTGAAAGATTTTCCGGTACAGGTCGATCACCCGTTCGTGGTTCGTGATGTTGCCGCGAAGCATGTTGTACACGTGTGACTCGGCTTCGCTACCCCGGATGTGCACGATGGTCATGGCGTTCTTCTGGCCGGGGCGGTTGATACGGGCGTTGGCTTGCAGGTAGGTTTCCACTGACGTGACCGGTGCGTACCAGATGATTGTGTCTGCCGCCGTAAGGGTAAGCCCGTGGCTGGCCGCCTGCGGCTGGATGATTAAGACGTGGGGGTCTTTGGTGTTCTGAAACTGGTCAATCAGCGTCGCGCGTTTGTTTACGGATACGCTGCCATTGATAACGCCACAGTTGATTCCCTTTTTTTCTAGGTGCGCCCGCAGAAGCTCTATGGTGTGAGTGAACGGCACAAAGACCAGCACCTTGTGGCTTGCTTCCTCGATGACTTCCAGCACGGCGTTCAGCCGGTTAGACACGTCGAACTCTAGCACCTCGCCTTTGTCAGTGTAGACAGCGCCCCCGCTGATCTGGAGCAGCTTGTTCATTTTGACCGCTGCGTTGACGGCGCTGACTTCCTCGCCCGCCGCTTCTAGAATCATGTCGTTGCGCAGGTGGCTGTAGTATTTAGCCTGCTGAGGGGTCAGCGGCGCATCACGGTCCACATAGGTGACTTCCGGCAGGTCGAGACAGTCTTTCCTCTCGAACCGGATAGCCGGTTGCAGGACATTATGAACGATCCTCGGGGCTTCAGGTTTGGGTGCCCATTTGAACTTCGTCACGGGGTACATCGTGCTGAAGCGGAAGTGCGTGTAGTATTTCGGGGTACCTTCCGGATTGACCAGCTTACCCAGCCCGTACGCGTCCAGTGGAGATTGTGCTGCTGGCGTACCAGTAAGCATCCACAGGCGTGGGTCCGTGTGCTTCAGTATCTTGTGCAGAAGTTTCCAACGGTTGGTGGTAGCCGTCTTGTACGCCGACGCCTCGTCCACGACGATAAGGTCAAACCCGCCCGCCATAATCTCGTCCAGCACGGTGGCCACGCCGTCAAAGTTGATGACGACGAACTCGGACCCGGCTTGAATTATCTTGGCCCGCTGCTTCGCAGCCCCATGCGCCACGCTGCACGACCGATGCATGGCAAACTTGAACAGGTCCTGCTGCCATGCTGACTTCATGATGGACAGCGGACACAGTACAAGGACGCGCTTAATGATCCTCCTGTTCATGAGGTAGTCGGCAGCCCAGATGACGCTGGCGGTCTTACCTGTACCCTGCTCGTTGAAGCAGAACGCACGCCTGCGAAGTGACAAGAAAGACGCTGTGGTCTTCTGGTGCTCAAACGGCGTGAACTTACCCGTCCACTGATAATCCCGTAAGATGGGTGAAGGGGGGTTGAAGCCCAGCGTTGCCAGCTTCTCGGCTTCTCTGTGGCCCCAATACACGAGCACACCGTTGTGAGTGGGGGCGCTCCTAAAAATGGTTTCGGTAATTGCAGACGGGTCATCGACGCTGACGAGCAGCGCTTTGTTTTCAATAATTTGCACTAGTTTGCTCCTAGCTGGTTACTTCTTTTTGCGCTCTCGTGCGCTGGTCTCCGACACAAGGTTACCTTTGTTGTCCCGCTTGAATGAGCGGTTGGCCCCTCGGCCTTCCACCCGGAGTCCGTCGCTGCTGCTGCCACCCTTGTCTAGCGCTTTGACGTGAGCAACGTCCTTGCCGTCACCCTTCTTGACCTTTCCGGCCTTCATCAGCTTGGCGCGGGCGGCGTTACGGGCAGCGCGGTTCTTCTTCTGCTCGGGGGTGCCTTGGTACTTATCGTACTCGTCGCGGTAGTCACGTACTTTTCTGGGCATCTCCGATCTCCTTTGCATCGAAGTACGGGGCCATCATCGTGACGGTATCCCCTGTGGCAAGTGACTTTGCTTCTACCACATCCCCCACGGTACCAACAGGCCGCACTAGGATGTAGAGGTAGCCGTGCGCGTCAGCCCGCGACTGGTGGTAGTTGTCAAGGCTTGCCTTCAGGCTCAGAAGTTGCATCAGCGCCTCCGTGGCCGCCAATGTTCGCAGGTTTGAACCGGACACCATCCGCATAGCGCGCTAGACTTAGCGTTCCACACACCGTTGTTCATTGCGTCTGACAGACTTTCCAGTTGGTCGTCAAATACGCTCATATAGGTAGCCAAGTTCTCCCGTTGGTGGGTCTTCCTCGGCATCTCCTGACTGACAACGTACAGCAACGCGGAGTTGATGGTTTCCACGTTGGGGAAGTGGACGAACACGGCACCCGCCAGCAGGTCCAGCTGCTTCATGTCCGCATACTTGGCGTTCTTGCCGGTCTTGTAGTCCACCAGCCATGCCTTGCTGCCGTTCACGATGAGCAAGTCAGCGATGCCCCGATACCAGACGTCCTTGTCGAAGAAGCCACAGGGTTTAAGCTCTTCGGTTACCCCTATCTTGATTTCGGCGTACTTGGTGCCCTGCTTCCTTGCCAATGGCTCCACGATGGGGCGCATGAAGGCAAACTTCTCGGGGATGGGTGCCCCCTTCGTGATGAACAGCTCGGCAGCTTCATGGACAGCGGTCCCGTAGTCAGCAGCTTCCCCCGGCTCGTCCTTGACGTCCTTGACCACCTTCAGGTGGAAGTACTTCTTCGGGCATTGATCGAAGGTTTTGATAGCTGAGTAGGACCAAGCAGTCATCAGGTTGTGAGCTCCCGCGCTAAGCGCTTTATGTTTGCCAGTAGGTTAGCGTTAGCAT